TTAACAAAATCATTTCCTTGATAATCTTTTCCTCTTGCTGTTCTTCTTTTAATTATAAACATTAAAAATTCAGCAGTTCTTCCTAATGACTTTTGAACTATTAAAGGTTGTTCTCTAATTTGTTTTTCAAAACCTTCAACAACTTGTAATACATTACTTTCAATATTTAATTTCATCTAATTAGTTTAAGTCTATGATAAGGTGCTTTTTCTGCATCTGCGACTGTATTAGAATCATCAGCATCATATTCAACACCATCTCTTAAAATAGATTCAAATTCATCAGAATACATTTGTTGGTAATGTTTCATCATAACTTGGAATCTGTCTGGGTTATCATTTGAATTAAATTTAGTAAGTTGTGGACACGCATAAAAACCTATTACTCTATAAACACTTGCTCTTTTAAATTGTGCATCAGTTAATAGTGTTGCGTCCATTTCTGTTGTGTTTAGAATTGCTATATCTCTATAAACTTCTTTTGAATAAACTGGAAACCATTTAATTCTTAATTCTCTCTCAATATCTGCTCTAGCTTGTGCGTGATAATCATTTGGAGTTGTAAAACTTGCTATTCCAAAAGTTAAAATATCTGGTTGGTAAAATGTTAAATCTGCATCTACTGAAAAATTAGCCATGTTGTTCCTTTATAATATATTTTCTTCTTAATGTTCTAGGAGAAATAGATGCAAATATTTCTGCTTCAGTTCTCTCTAGGTCTTTATCAAATCCAAAATGTGTAGTTGATGTATGTTTAAATCTATCTACTAGCACATAACGATAGACATAATCCTTATTCTTAAAATGTAGAATTGTTTTAGGATTATCTATCTGTTTCATAATTAAATGGTGGGGCTTTTACACCCCACCGATTGTCTTAATTAAACAGTAGTATCAGTTATAACTGCACAACCATAAGATTGTTTAATCGCACCTTTACCATAAGTGATAGAAGCAACGATTTCAGTAGCTCTTAAAGAGGCATCTCTTTGAGTTTCTACTTTAAAATCTTCTTTAAGTGCAAGTCCTAATGAAGCTGGGTGAAATACTGCACCATAAGCATCATCATTAGCATCTGGAGTAATATTTGCATTTTCAAATATTTGAACACCAGCTACTGTACCAATGAAATTATTTCTTAAAATTTCATTTCCAATATCTGATATTGCATTTGCATTTGTATTATAACCAGCTTGAGTTAAACTTTTCTTTAAATTGTAAACTGCTCTAGGGTGAAATACACCATAGTAAGGTGCAGGTACATTTAACATTCTTAGTTTAGCAACAGCTTTGAAAATTAGATCTGCATCTAATTCTACTGCCGCAGCACCTACTTCGTTTGTTGTAAAGTTTACAAACAATGCCGCTAAATCAGTATCAACTTTTTTAGCGATTGCATTTCCAAATAATTGACCAATGTCAGCACCAACATTTCTTGACGCTGAATCTCTGCCAAGATCTGTTAATGTAGTCATCACGCCAACTTCCGATGCTGTAATAGTAGCTTCAGTTGGGTTAATTGCTGTGTTAGTTAAATCAGTAGCTTCGTTAACAGCGTTTGCTGATACAGTAGGATATACTGGTACTGATATAGTTTTTCCTGATCCAGTTATTGGATAAGTCGTAACAAGAGGTCTCATTACAGATGTTTCTTCAAATGTAAAGATTGCTTCTTGTGTAATATTTTCAAACAGTTCGTCTAGCGTGCTTGAAGTTGTTTCGTTTGCCATAGTTTTTAGTTTTGTTTAGTTGTTAGTTTCATTTTAAATAAACCTTGATCTCGTTGTTTCCTCATTTCAGAATATAATTTTCTGTCATTCGGATTACTTAAATCAAGATCACCCATTTTTATTGGTTTAGGTGAAGAACCACCAATCTTACTTTGTGAACCTACTCCACTTTGAGTAGCCATCACATGATGTGGATTGTTTTTTAAATATTCGCTTACTAAATCATTTACTGACATAGGTTCGCCTTTATCTGAATATCTTGGAGTTCCATCTTCGTTGATAACTTCAACAGAACCTTGATCGTTTAGTCTAACATTTGATCTTAGTAGTTGTTTAACTTCTGCTGGTTTAACAGCTTTCATTCCACTAGCTACATTGACTAAAGTTTCGTCTATACGAATCCTTTTTAATTCAGATTCCAACGATTGAATTTTTTGATCCTTTTTTGATACTGTTTCTTTTAAAACTTTATCAAACTCACCTCGTTGTTTAGCGATTTCAAGTTCCTTTTCTTTTTTCTCTTGAATTAACTTTTTAGCTTCTTCAATGTCAATTCCATCAAGTTTATTAGATACAGTTTTTTTATATCTATCTAATCTTCTTTGAACAATTTGTTCTAACTGGTCAGCAGTAAAAACTTTGTTCTCAGTTTCTTGATTTTCAGAAACTTCTGTTCCAGCATTTGTTTGAGTTGCTGTTTTCTCAACCGAGTCTTTTTTAACTTGCTCGTTCATAACTTAACTCCTTCATTATTGTTAAGATTATCAAATATCAATAACTGTGAATAAATGCAAGTTTAAAGAGTAGAATTGCCTTCTTCATCTACCCAGCTAGGATCTATTGGTTGCCAACTATGTCTGCAATTATAACCACCTCTAACTATAAATGGACTTCCCTGATCTCTACCTTGTCCAGTATCATTAGCCCATATTTCTCTTATTTGTTCTTCATTATAAACTTTACCTGCGTGTTTTCTGCAAAAATCCCTAGAGTCTTTTATTATTGAACCATAATATAAATAACTAGATAATCCTAATTCATCTGCTCTAAACTTAGCTAACTGTCCATCAAAGCCCATAATAGAATCGGTTACTAATAAACTAGCATACTTTACAAAGCTATCACCTTCTGATGTTCTTCCATAAACTTGTTTGAGTTCATCAATAGCTGTTTTAACTTCTGTGCCATCTGGATTGTTAGCAATATATTCTACGAGCTGTTGTGCTTTTTTATTATCCGAAAATTGATAAATACCATTTATTTTTTCCCTAATAGTTTGAACCATATCATTAAATGATCTGCCTACTAATGTTGATTGATAAACTTCACCAGCTAAAGTATTTGCTAATTCATTTCCTAAGTTCTGAAAGTTTGTGAATGCTATTCTTTTTAATTGTTGAATAGTTACTAAATCAGCTTCAGTTATATTTTTAAATTCTGGTGGTATAGGTAGTTTGCCATAAGTGGCTACAATAACTCCTGCAATCTTATCATAGTCTTTTATAAATGTTTGTACTGGTTTTAAATAAAATTCCTCAATAGCTTGTTGTAGTTTTGGTCTTATTTCAATTGCAAGTCTTGTAGAATATAACTCACCAGTTTTAGTAGGAAGTTCTGATGCTATATTAACAACCTCTTGTTCTAATCTTCTGAGTGTTTTAAATAAAAGTTCTTGATGTTGAGCTTCTAAATTATCTATTGTGCGTTCTCTTATCGCTTGTAATTGTTGTAGAATATCTTGTGCCACATTAAACTGTTGGTAATGTTATTGGTTCTTGTGGGAATGTTCCTAATGTTTCTGTATTCTGTTCTATTTCAGAATCAATTTGTTCTAATGTAGCGTCATCATCAATAACACTCTTAGCAATTTGTTTATCAATTTCTTTATTGAAAGTAGCTGATTTAATATTACTTGCTTTTGCAGCTTGCAGTAATTCTAAGTCAGTTGCCCAATCTCTTATATCAAATGTTTCAGGATATTGTACTTCACCATCAAATACAGTTTCTTGCCATTCAGCAAACAATCTCCATATTTGTTCTTCAGCTAATTGCATCAATTTAGATTTTTCTGAAAGTCTAGCATTTAATAATTCAAATTCAGTTCGTAAAGCAATACCAGAAGCAACTCTCTCACTTGTTGCTCTAATAGAACCTACATGACTTAATCTATTTATTGCATCAACTTTATGTGTAATTGATTTTATAACTCCATCTAAATTACTTCCACTTGGTTGCAAGATATATGGTTTTAAATTTGCATCAATATTGTCAGGCATTTCAATTATGCTTCCAGCACCTGCACCTGCGTCAGTATCTCTTGTTTTAACTAATGAAGGGTGATTTGATAATCTTATAATTTGTTCTATTTCAGATAGTTCATTGTAAATAGCTTTTTGTAAATCAGCGACATCAGTTAAATCAGATACTCCAACTCCACGCATTGGACTTCTTTGATTATATAAAATAACTGCTGGTATTTTGCCAATAGGATTTTCTAATGTTTCAATTAATTTAGGTTCATCTCTATTCCCAGTAGATAAAAACACACAATCAATTCTATCTGGGTACCATAGTTTATAATATTCACCTTCTGCTGAAACTGATTCTCTAATTTTTAAATAATCTAAATAATAATATCCAGCTTCATTTCTTGTGTAATGCCAATCTAAAACATTTTCAGGAGTATATAAATTTATGTATGGTCTTATTCCTTGATCTAATTCTTCTGCTCTTGTCATTACATTAGTTTTTGGTTTGTCCATAATTAACCAAATATGACCATAGACCGAAGCATATCTTTGTGCTTCTCTTAATAAATCATTAAATGATCTACCTTCTAAATCTGCATCATTTAAAAATTGTGATACTGATGGATCTTCTTCTAATGTTCCTAATTTTCTGCTTGGTGTAACTCTAAATAAAAATGATGAATAAATATCTATAACATTACGACAATGATTATCTAATGGAGTGTATGATAATCTTTTAAAGTATTCTGATTCAAGTTCTAATTGATATGCTTGTAAAAATTTACCATCTGAATATTCTTTGCCACCAAGATAACTTCTTATAAAGTATTCCCATCTAGGCATCATACCTTTATAAATATTATTTTGTAATTCTATATTTTCTCTACTGTATGCCATTATGAAAATCTTTTGGGTGTTGATTTTGGTAAGTTGGAAGTAATTGGAAATAAATAATCTATTGCGTAACCTATTGCATCAGTCATGTGATCGTAACCATTATTCTTTTCTGGTTGATTTGTACCTTCTTTATAGACTTGCTTCATTAAACTATTTATTAGTGTTTTACAAGAATGATCTACAAATAAAGATCGTTTTCCATCAAAACTTTTTAATTTTGAATTAACCGAGTTAATTCTGTCCCTTATTAAAGGGTGACTAGCTTTACATTTAACATTAAGACCAGCATTTTGCAATATAGTTAAGTCGGTTCTTCCACCAGCACTTGTTTTGCGTTGCCGACTAGCTGGATCAGGATATACAACTATCTTTTGTTTTGGGTACCTACTAAATAATTCATCAATAAATTCATCAGTATTAGAGCTGTAAATAACTATTTCATCAAATACTTCTACAATATTATTCTTAATGTGAAATAAACAAGCACTCATCGGATCAATATTAAAATCCATTCCCAAGTGTATGATTGCATCTTTATCATACTTACATTCTTTAATATTTATCTCCCTGTCAAAATTATAATAAACAACTCCAGCATAAGTTTCAAATGATGCTAAATATTCTTGTCTAAATGTTCTTTCATCTAAATCTTTTTTAGCTTGTTCTATTTCTGCTTGTTCTACTTGCCCACCTTCTAGTGTAGTATATTTAAAAGACTTCCATTCTTTATCATCACCTAATCCTCTTTGATAAATGTTATAACTCCAGCTACCAAATCCTCTAGGTGTTCCAGTAAATAATACAGAACCATTTGCGTGTTTATCGGATATAGTTGGTCGCAACACTTCAGTCCACGCTTCTTCTGGTATGTCAGCAAACTCATCAAGCACTAAAAAATTTAAACCTACTCCTCTTAAATTGTCAGGTGATTTATCAGCACCTTTTAAACTTATTTGGCAACCATTTTTAAGTATTAATGTTAAATCAGATTCATTAGTATACTTAACCCATCTACAATCTGTTACCTTTTTCTTTAAAGGTTTCCACATTATTTCCTTACTCATTCTGTAAGTGGGACTTACATA